CAATACAATCAAGAATTTGAATGTAGCTGGGTAGCAAATGTACCCGGCTCAATATATGGCAAGTATTTAGAAGAAGCAATGGAAGATAAGCGTATTACTAAAGTACCTTATGACCATTCCCTAAAGGTAGATACTTACTGGGATTTAGGAATAGGCGATAGTACAGCCATATGGTTTGCTCAGAATGATGGGCGTGCCATTAATGTAATTGATTATTATGAAAATAGAAATGAGGGGTTGCCCCATTATGTAGATGTACTTCAGAGAAAAAAGTATTTATACGGAGACCATATAGCACCCCACGATATAGAAGTACGAGAGCTTGGCTCTGGTAAGAGCAGAAGAGAAGTAGCCTACGACCTAGGCTTAGACTTTAGGGTAGCACCAAAGCTACCATTAGAGGATGGCATACACGCAGCACAAATGTTAATACCAAGATGTTGGTTTGATAGTGAGCGTTGCAAGCTAGGTCTGGATGCACTAAGGCATTACCATAGAGCTTATAATGAGAGAACAAGAAGTTTTAGAAATAGTCCAGTTCATGATTTCTCTAGTCATGCAGCCGATGCCTTTAGGTATTTAGCTGTTGGCCTAAAAGAAAGAAGTAACTGGAATCAACCGATGCCAAGATCTGCATCGAGTAATTATAACCCATTTACACATACAGGTGAATTATGAGTTTTTTAAGTCCTAAGATACCGACCTTGCCACCACCTCCTCCAGCTCCTC